ATTTTCCATAATATCTCCTTGATTTATAATTTTTGGGTGAGATCTAATTTAAACATGTGTGCAGAATATATCAAGCAATCTTTTATAAATTGTTTTCTTGACACGTAATTTATGTTATGAAAGGAGCAGAAAAAAGAATGAAAGCACAAACAAGCGTATTTGGAAGAATAATTAAAAGATATGATATGCCTATAAAGGCTATTGATGATTTAAATAATAAATACGAAGAACATAAAAAAGAACTTGCATCTATGGGTCCAAGATTAGCAGGTAGATTAGAATCTGAAAGAGAATTTACACATCATATTGGAAAGACAGAAATGTCAAAACATATTGTCGATTGTATGAATGATTACATTGAAACATTAGAAAAAGTAAATTTATTTAAGGGAACTAAAAAATTAGAAATTTTAAGTTGTTGGATAAATGATATGAAAGAAGGAGAATATAATCCTCCTCACACTCATCATGATAACACTGGCTGGTCTAGTGTAATGTTTTTAAAAGTACCAGAATTTATTAATGACGTAAAAGATCCGCATAAATTTAGAGATGGACAATTAGGTTTTACAGACGTCAATGGTACAAACATGACATGGATGGAACCTGAAATTGGTCATTTTTACATATTTGAAGCACGTCATCAGCATTGTGTGATGCCATTTAAACCTAAAATAAAAGGACAGATAAGAAGATCTATGTCTTTTAATTTTATACAACAGCTTGAAGAGGTTCCAAATGTTAAATAAAAAAATTACTTTCTGTGCAACAGATAATAACATGGTTGATATTTGGCCTCATCCAAAACCAGCAACTCGTTTCATCCCTGAAGAATATAAAAAATTGGAAAGACATACAAAAAATAATTTACATCAACCTACAATAAAAACATGTGTGCCTTTTTTAGACGCTATGACTTCAGGTTATATTATACCTTTTGATCAAGATTATATTGTTGATCCTGTTGAAGATGACTTTACTGTTGTTCCTGCAAACAAAGAACAAAGTGATTTTGGTTTTCATAATTCTACTCAATTACCTGATTCTTGGAAAAAAATATCAGGTAAAAATGCAGGTAAATTTCACAATAAATGGTTAATTAAAACACCACCTGGCTACAGTTGTTTATTTGTAAAACCAATTAATAGATTAGAACCTCGTTTTGAAATTATATCAGGTGTTGTTGATACAGATGTATATATAAATACAATTCATTTTCCTTTTATTTTACATAAAAGAGATGAACAGTTTTTAATTAAAAAAGGAGATGCTATGGTTCAAGTAATTCCTTTTAAACGAGAACCTTGGAAAGCATGGTCTGGTTTTTATCATGAAAAAGAACACGGTAAAACTCTTAACAATTTACTTAGTAAATGGATGGATAGATATAAAACAATGTTTTGGAAGAAAAAATCATGGAAATAAAAGAATTTGTAAAAAGATATGATAATATGATAGATCACGATCTTTGTGATAAAATTGTCAACACTGTAAATTTTAAAGAATTTGAAATTGCTACTGTTGGTGATAAAGGTCAAAACAAAGAAATAAGAAATTGTTATACAAAAAATATAGCAAAAGAATTTGATGATGATATTTTTAATATAGTTTCATCTGCTTTGGATAAATATTGTTTTGATTTTAAATGGTGCAATTTTGGTGTTGCAATTGAAGACACAGGATACAATCATTTATTATACAAAGGAGTTGAAGGCGGTGAATATAAAATGCATGTTGATCATATGGATTTATATCCAAGAGTTTTAAGCTGTTCATTAATTTTAAATGATAATTATGACGGAGGCGATTTTGTTTTTTTTGATGAAGAATATTTAATAAAAAAAAAGAAAGGAAGTATTGTGATGTTTCCTAGTAATTTTTGTTTTCCACATGCTGTTACACCAGTTTCGAATGGCGATAGACATGCAATAATAACATGGATTCATTAGAAATTAATAAATATAAATATGTTAAAAACATGTTGTCTAATGACATGGTTGAATATCTTTCGTCATACAGTGTTAAAAAAGCTTTAAAAAAAGAAAATCTTTACGATGAACAAGTTGGTCCTCTGTCAACATCTTTTCATTCTAGTGAATCAGAAGTATATCATCACCTTCTTCACTATCTACTTCCAATTATGGAAAAACAAACAAATTTAAAATTAAAACCTATTTATTGTTTTAATAGAATATATCTTCCAGGATCTGATTTAAAAAGACATACGGATAGAGGTGCTTGTGAAATAAGTGCATCTATTTCTCTTGCTCATTCTTACAAAAATGAGGAGTATAAATGGCCTTTATATATGGGTGAAAATTCTGTTTTTATTAAAAAAGGAGATGGTGTTATTTACAAAGGGTGTGAAATTGAACATTGGAGACCCACTTTTCATCAACCCGAAGGATCATGGCATCATCAATTATTTGTTCATTATGTTAATTTAAACGGTCCAAATGCAAAAATAAAAGAAGAAAAAGTTTTAGATCTTAGACCAAGAGTTAATATTTACGAGTGATTTGAATCGTAATCAACCCAAGTCTTGCCAACAGCATTAGTAGTTCCATTGGTTATATCATCATCCAAAGCATTATCATAAGCTGTCATAGCAGCTTGAATTTGACCTTTTCGTGTTTCTGCCCAAGTAAGTAAAGCAGCTATTGTTGTTGATCCAACAGCATCGCTTGTAGCACTTAAATTAGTATTACCTGTCATCATTCCAGTAGAAGCATCTTTGCTTTGAATTTCGTTTTGACCAGCTAAATTGTTCCAAATAACTGCATGAACAGTGTTTGGACACCATCCAGCTTGCCAAGCAGTTCCTTTATCTGCCCAATCAATACCAAAAGAATCGTCCACTAGAACTCTACTTTCGTTTAATATTACTATTTGTGTTGCCATCAATATCTCCTAATGCTTTATAATATAGTTAACCACCACAAAAGGTGAGAATGAATTTGTACCTGCCGCTGTGACAGTTCCAGTTAAAGACGTTGTAATGTTACCTGTTAAAGTACCAGATAAAGTGTGAGAGTGGTTGTGTCCAGTTCCTGAACCATTGTTATCTGTGTTTCCAGCAGATGGTGGAGAACCGTGACTTGAACTACCTCCTGGTGGAAATGATCCACTTGAGTTTTGTCCTCTACTTGCATTAAATCCGTGAGAGTGACTTGCTAATTGTGCAGTTGTTAATGATGTATTAGAAATACTTCCTGTTACAGTTACAGTTTGGTTTGTAGCATTTGTAGCAGCTTGGTTATTAGTAACAGCTACTGTAACCGTATTTGCACCACCAGTGCCTGCTAAGTTATAAGTATTACCATCATAACCTTGTGGCATTTTACCTTGTAATTGAGGAACGTTGAAAGTTGTTGAACCATCACCAGATCCATAAGTAGTAGAAATTACAGCGAATAAATCTGCATAAGTTGATCTTGAAATTGCTGCTCCATTACATAAAACATAACCGTCTGGAGCCGTAGCTTTAGTCCAAGGCTTAATTGCGCCTACTTCACTTCTGTTTACTATATCTTGTAAGTTAGCCATTAGTCGTTA